AGGAGCTGTGTCCCATATATTTATTGCAACACTTTGTCTAAGTCCACTCAAAACCCTAGTTACTTCATGACGTTGAGAAGAATTAAAGACTACCAACCTATTAGGTACTGGCAATATTTTTTCATGTTTATTTTCATATGAATGAATGATTAACTCTCCACCTTCAGGAATCTCTGTATGTGCGTAGTATATCATCCCCAACATAGGTGACCTTATTTCTCGAGTATCCTGAAAGTGAACCTCATCCTTATCAAAATGTACAGGCATACCCTCACCAATAATGGTGGTGTTTAACCAATATTCATAACCTTGATGTGGGTCTGTAAACTGTAATAAATCGTCCACCACCCCATGTATTAGGGTTTCGAAAACATTTACAGCTGGGTCTTCTTTATTTTTCCAATGGAATTTTTGATTTGTGTTAGATTTTAATATCAACCATTTATCCCACAAGGGGTGAGTACTGATATTTGCAAAGTTCTCATCATTTAAAAAATCATCTACTATAATCATTTTAAATTGAACTCCTTAATTTCATAAACAAAACCTTCTTCATTGTATATATTTATACGTTCCTTTAGATGATTTAGTGTGTAGTTGTTGCCACCAATACTGTCTGCAATATCAAACAACCTCATAGAGTCTTTACCCTCACCCTTTCTCAACCCTCTTCCGATAGACTGTAGATTACGAATTCTAGACTTAGATGGTGATGCAAAAACAATATTATCAATCTTCTTGATATTGACTCCAGTAGAGAATGTTCCATATGATGCAAGTATAACATTGTCACTAGCTTTCTCTACAAGGGTTCTCACCTCTTCCCTATCCGTTACATCTGTACCACCATACACATAATGTAATTTGTCTTTCAGTCTTTCTCTCATCTTGGTGTGTAGAATAACTCCATGTTTTTCGACATATTGAAATAATACAAGTGTATTTCCCTTCAAACTGTACACAAGGTTGCAGATGAATTCGTTGCGACTATCATTTCCTACGATGTAGTCCATCTCTTCTTGGTAGTTTTCAAACTTTCTTTTTTGATGTTTCAGAACTAATATGTCTATGGATAGATTTGCAATTGTCCCCTCTTCCATAAGTTGTGCAGTAGTAATAACCTTCTTAACAGGCCCGAACAAACCTTCCAGTTGTAGTCTATGTACCTCGGTTCCGTCCAGTGTACCAGTACAACCGAATCGTAATGCAGTCTTTTTCATCTTCTCTAATATACCCTTCAAAACATTTGCTTTGAATAGGTGTGCTTCATCCCCAACGACCATATCGAAACTTTCTAAGACTTCCTTGGGTGCTTTTGCAAACGACTGCCATGTTGTAATTGTGATTGGTGCATCGAACACTTCTTGTCCGTGATATATTTTGCAGATAGGTTCAGTGTATCCGTAATCTTGAAAATCCTTTGTCATCTGTTCGACCAGTGACGTGGTAGGTACAATGATGACCGTCTTGGTGTCGTAGTACCTTGCTAAGAGGTAAATGATGAGAGACTTACCACTTGCAGTGGGTGACAATAACAACTGTCTACCGTACTGTATTGCAGTCCTGAAGGCTTCTAACTGATAATCTCTAGGTGGGAATGGTAAACCTAATAAGGAAATCCAATCTTCTATTTTATGAAACTTGTCTTGTTCTTTATGTCCTAGAACCTCTCGAACACCTTCAAACTCATATCCACGTTCTCTACAGAACTCATCGATGTATGGAAGTAATCCTATGTATATCTTTCTTGTTTTAATTGAAAATAGATATACTTTACCATCCCACCACTTGTTTCTATAGGAAGGCATAAATTTTGCATTTGGAACTTTGTATGAGAAGAATTCATGAAGGTCTTTTGCAAGGCCGTCATCAGGACATTCAACTTTTAGGAAACACTCATCTACTTTAGAGACGGTGACTATTGGTTTAGACATAAGGATATCCATTTGCCCAAACGACCATAGATATTCTAGTACCCTGCACTACAGGTGTAACTTGGTGATGAACAAAGGATGGGAAAACGATTACCGAACCTGAAGTTTTGATACTTTCGGGAACAGTTCTAATCGCCTCATCATACGAGAATGGTTCTCCCTTTTTGATTCTATCAAACTGACGGTTTGGTTCCAACCATTGAAATAGTCCACCCTCATACTCATCGGGTTCCGATAACTGAATAGACATGGATAATTTTCTATGCATTCCATCGGGATTTGTTTTTCCACCATGGTCTGTGTGCCATGTGTAGAAATCACTTCTACTTTTAGATGGAGTGTGTTCATAGATGGTGTATTGCATATTTTCTAGAAATTCAAGTTTATGATTCCAGTTTGATACCACATTAGCTTCCATAAATGCATCCCAAATTCTCAGGACTATAGGTTCTGGCAGTCCGAACCCAATATTGGGATTAAACCACTTTATTTTAGAACTTCTAATTTCTTCTGAAGGGGATGGTGGTTGATGTGCTTCGGGACTGTCGGGGTCGGTTTGAACAAACCCTGTTGAACCCTCTTCTATTGGTATCATAGATGCATGTAAATGAATCTCCTTCACCTCTTCGGGTGTGAAGAATCCTTTTGATGCCCATAGATAATTCTCTAGTTGCATATTATTGACCTGCCATAAATTTTCTCCAATCAATCGTGTTACGGATTGTTTGGTGTCTCCAAGTGATGTTAGTCATACACTCTTTGATATAGTTAATAGTCACTTGAAGATATTCTCTCTTTGCACTCATCTCTTGTAAGTCGGGGTCTGCATTGAAGAAATATGACATATCGGTCTTCATTACTTTGAGACCATCAAATGGGTCGTGTTCCCATCCATATGCACTAATCTTATCTGCATCAAGTTTACCATTATACCACAACCACTTATCTTTAAGTAGGATGTTATATTTGGCTTCGTATTGTTTGGATACAAGTATCTTACTGGTTAGTAAGTCTTGGTATTTTGCGTGTAGTTTTGGTACTTCAAGAGATGCACTATCTAATTCGATATCATCTATCTCACAGTCTTTAGACCACTGTTCTTTTATTTGTTCTAAGTTCATAATTAATCACCTACTAGTATTAACTACTAGTATAACATATTTATAGGGGTTTAACTAGTGCTTTCTATCTCGTAATATGCAAATCTAAACGATGCATCAACTGAGATTGTTTCTGACTCAGCACCCGATTCAAACGATAATCCACCTAATGATATAGGGAATGCATCATGGAATCGTATGTATTTATTAGGTATGTTCTTGTTGGTATTTACAACAAGTGTTACCATAGAGGTTGTTAATAGGTCATTACCTGTATTACTGGACTGTTCATATGGGTCTGTTGAAGACGATGAAGTGTAGGTTTTGTATTTACTAGGGTCTCTGAATGGGACAATTGCATCCATCCAATCATATAGTTCCTTGAAGTTTTGTAAATCTTCATCAACTAGGAAAGATACATCTAGTGTACCAAACTCAATCTTGTCGCCAGGAAAATATGCATCAATACCCACACCAGCTTGCATGGTTGCTTCTGCAAATGTGATTGAGGGAATGTTCACACTCTTCACATAGTATTCAACTGTAGGAACCTTGTCAATAAGAAGTCTAAAATTATTCTTATTGAGTATAGATTTATTGATTGTTGTTTCAGCCATTTATCTTTGCTATCCTTTTTGTACTTGATGTATCGAAATAGTCATTAGACCGATACTCTCTTGTTACTGTGTTTTCACATAAGTAACCATCTTGTTCGTAGAGGGTTACAGTTTTTCGTGATATAATACCCTTCGTAGTCTCCGACCCTGATGGGAATGTTTGTTGTTCCCAAGGCCCTTCTTGGACATTTACTTGTTTTTCAAATTCTTGCATAATCTTTTCCATAATACTATTTATAACATAGTGGGGGTTTCCCCCCACGAGTTGTTACTTTTCAGTGACAAACTCATTTAGTTGTCTTGCAACAACAATAACCTCTTCACCAGTAATTTCTCTTAGTGGTAGACTTTGTAAGTCATTTGGATTATTTTCATTGTGTAAAAATATTCCGTCAACTTGCCTTTGGTAGTTGTTCTCCAAAAGTCCTTGTGCTTGGTTTAGTAAGTCGGCTCTAATTTCGAACCCTGATTTATTCTCTGACATATCATTCTCCTGTGTGTGTGTCATGTAAGGATTATTCCTTACACTAGTATTTATACCACTTGACAGTGTCCCCTATAAAGTGGTATACTATATACATGATGAAAAAACAAACAATAATTTTTGATGTAGATGGAACCATTGCAGACTGTGAACATAGACGACATTTTGTGGATGGAACAGATAGCTGGAAAGACTGGAAATCATTCAGAGAACAGACTAAATTCGACACTCCTGTTCAATGGGTTTGTGATATTGCAAAAAGACACATTGCACTTGGTGATGATGTTGCATTCTTCTCTGCAAGAAACGAATCTGAAAGGGACATTACAGAACAACAGATTTCTGAATGGATTGGGGATGACCATAAAGGGTTGTTCTTGAGACCCGATGGTGATTTTAGGAAGGATGATGTATTTAAAGGGGAACTTGCAGACAAGTTTGAATCATTGGGTGGTAAGATTGATATTGTCTTTGATGACAGAAATCAAGTTGTTCAAATGTGGAGAGACAGAGGTACTACAGTAGTTCAAGTTGCCGAGGGAGATTTCTGATACTGCAACGTGTTTCTGCAAGACCAAAAAAAAACCCCTCGAAAGAGGGGTTTTTAGTATTACCCGAAGGTAATGAACCGTAGTTCTTACAGAATGTTTGAAACAACAAATTTTCTGTAGTACTGGTTAACACCTGCAGTAGCAGACAAAGTATCTGACGGATTAGTTCCGACAAATGGATTTGCAACCATACCATATCTAGTTTTGAAACCGATTTTTGGTTGGAATGTGTTCTCACCAACTGCACGAACCATTTGTAATGGAACGTATGGGCAGTAGAAGATACCAGCATCATACGGATTAGTTCCTCTATAACCTACAGTCAAGTAATCAACACCAGCATATGGGTCGATGTAAACTTTAACTCTTCCGTTTAGAATACCGGCAAATGTATTACCAGTGTCGTCTACGTTTAGGTTAGTTGAAAGAGCAGGAGCGTAATCTAATACACCAGCCATTGATAGTGCTGAAGCAACATCTGAAGAACATAAGATAAAGTTACCTTTTCCTCTTCTTGTTTCTTTAGCAATCTTGTTTGACTCTCTTTCGATTTGAAACAATAATCCTTTGAATTTCTCAACAGACCATCTTCCGTTAGCATCAACATCTAAGTTGAAAGTACCTGCTGAAGCTGTATCAGCTGCACCAGTTTTTGCTTGAATGTTGACACTTCTGACAACTTCACGGTTAATCTCTGCAAGAATTTCTGATGAAAGAATATTTGCAAGTTCTGATTCTGCGTCAAGACCGTGGATTGCTTTGAGGTCTTGTGCAAGTTCTAATGTGTATTCTGCTTTTAATGCTCTTGACTTGGCAGTAACAGTAGCTTTCTCAATTGAGAAACCCATTTGAGCAAAACCGTTTGAAGCTTCTACATCACCTAATGCTTCTGCTGAAGCTGTAGACATACCGTTACCAGTAGTGTCTGCATATGAAGGTGAAGAAGTATCGAATGGGTCTGAGATGTCGTTAGTTCCGACACCGTCAGCAGTTGGGTTAGCAGCTGAAGAGTATCCAGTTCTAACTTCGTCAATTCCCATTGCTTCTGATTTTGTCAATCTTGTTCCTGAAGGATAATCGTTATATCTTGCTTTCATAGCAAAGATTAATCCTGTTGGGCCAGTCATTGGTTGAACTCCGCAAATGTCGTATGCAACGAGATTTGGCATAGCACGTCTAACTAGTGAAATCAAAATCGGATCCCAGTTAGAAACACCTGTTCCAGTAGCATTTAAAGGTGCTGCTTCTTGCAAGTTTTGCTCTTGAAGAGCTTTTTCTTGGTTCTCAAGAATAACAGCAGTAACGGCACGTTTGTAGTTGTCTTCGATTTTTGGTAAATCGGAGTGTTCTAGAATCGGCTGCCACTTTTCTTGTAAGTTTTCTGATAAAAACATATTTTTTCCTTTAATTTAGTAAGTATTAACCTAGTGGTTTTAACTTACTTATTGCTTGTGAATACTTTGACATAGAAGGGTCAGTTTTAGCAAGAACGTCTGCTGCAGATTTCTCTACTTCGAATTCTCCTGTTCCTTCTTGTACCAAAGTTTCTTCAACTATTTTTCCACCTTCAGTAGGGAAGTACGCATTCTTAACTTCAGAAATCTTCTCAGCGAAGTCCTCTTCAGTTTTGTACTCAACACCTTCTGCAAGTGAAGATAGTTTCTCTTTTTGTGAATCAGTCAAGTCTTTCGACGCTTCTGATATCACGTTCTCTCTCTTGAGGGTTTCCAACTCTTCTGCGATGTCCATATTTCTAGAGACTTCACTGTCAAGTTTTACTTCCATCTCATCGAGACGATTTGCGAGTTCATCAATCACTGAATACTTATCTTCAGGAACGTCAACATAATGTTCTACGAACAATGTTTTCAATCCTTCAATGAAATTTTCAGTCATTTCTGACCTCAATCCTCTTTCGATTGCAAGTTCATTCTCTTTGACCCACTCTTCAGCGGTGTAAGATAAGTACTTGTCTACGGCTTCTGCAAGGTCACCCTTAACAGTCGCAACAGTGGACTTTAGTTCTTCTTGATACTGAGCATCAAGAGATTCTTTAACTTCAGCAACTTTAGAAGTTACTGCAGCTTTGAATATTGTTTTGGCTTTTTCGGCATTTTCATCTGATAGGTCTAATGCTTCTGAGATTGCTGATAGGTCGTCATCTATTTCAATTTCAACAAGAGAAGACTCTAGGTCTGCAGTTAACTCTTCCTCAACGGACTCTGACTTAACTTCTTCCTCTTTATCTTCTTTACCTTTCATTTTAGCATAGGCTTCTGCAACATCTTCTTCAGACATTGATTTTAATGATTCTACCACTTTTCTAGCAACTTCTGCTTTAGTCAAACTTTCGTCAACCTCTTCTTCTGATACTGTTCCCAGTACAGTTGAGATTTCTTCCTTAGTCATTTCCTTCATATTGTTGACGATAGCTTTGATAGATTCCATTTTTGAAGACTTTACTTCGTCTTTTTTAGACTCTGATTCATCTTCTGAAACTTTCTTCAGTTTTGGTTGAGCATCACCTTTTCCAGCATTCTTTTGTTGTGCATCACCCTTTACGGCTGGGACACTTTCTGCTTTCTTTTGAGCTGCAACTGCTTTGTCAACAGGATTTTCTTCAGGTTTGACGACTTCAACATTACCTTGACCAATAGTCTCAGCATCTGATGAACCTTGTTTGACGGGTTTTGCGTCACCTTTTTCTGACTTAGAATCAGGTTGAACACCCTCTTCCATAGTCTCAACAACTTCTTCAGTTGTGTTTAGGTTATTTTCTAACTCTGTCATGTTTTTCTCCTGTTTGAGTTTACTTATTTATTTATATATTAAAGGTTTTCAACGAACCTTTTCCATAGATTTAACTTAGTTTCTTCTAAGTTATTTAGTCGTGCAGACTTTAGGGTTTTTTGGAAGTCTTCTGCTTGTATAGCAGTTAACACTCCATTTTTACCCATAATCCACTCAACCCCTTCCATTATTCCTTCGACAAATGCTTCAGGAGCTGATGGGTCTGCAACGATGTCACCTGCGGTGGCAAGTTGAAAATCGTCTTTGACATATTGTGCATTACCTTTTTGTTCTAGTGAACCTAGACCTCTAGATGATACACCCAATTTCGCACCATCATCGATTAGATTTCTTACAATCTGACCGTTGGGGGTACTTAAAATTTTTGCTTTACCAACATAGTTTGACCCTTCTAGAGTCAATGATTGGATAAGATGTGATACTTTATCGAGATTGATGGTTGGCCCTTCAGGGTGTCCCAACTCACCGAATGCACGGCTTTTCTCAACGAACTCTTTGACGTAACGACCTACTTCTTTCTCCATAATTTCTTTTGGATAGACTCTACCATTACGGTTTTTAATGTCCGCTTGCATGAAGATACCTTCAATAAAGTAGTCCTTCTTACCGTCCTCTTTAGACTCGGTAATTATAGGTGTTATATTTTCGTTAAACTCTGCTATTAATTTCATTGATAATTTCCTCGATTGTTACTTCTTGCATATCTGAAGACGACATTAGAGTTCTAATATCTTTCATCTCCTTCTCTGCACTCTTCAAATCTTTGTAAGGTTCGTCTCCACTGAACAAATTACCATCTATATACACATCAACCTTACCTTGTTTATTCTGTGCATATACTAAATCCGCATTACGACTACCAACTTTAATCTTGTCGGTCTTGAGTTCTTTAGACCCACTAGGTAACTTAAAAGATTTAGCTTCTCTAAGTTCTTTTTGCATTACCTTAAAACTTTTCATTTACACTCCAGTGTGTTCTTCAGGATTGGACATCCAATCCACTTGCAGTTCTACTCTCTTCATGTCTACTACTTCTGCAGCTTTCTCTTTAACACCATCAAAGATTTGTTGTTTTGCAACATCCAATTTACCATCTTCAATACTATTAACTATATCTTTTGCGATTTCACTTACCATTATTTGTTCTCTCCATTATCATTTGAATCGTGGAAACCATCTCCACTATCATCGTTTTCACCTGCATCATTGTCTGCTTTTATTTGAGCATCCATTTGTGCAATTTCATCTTCAGTCTGTCTTAGTATATATTTTCTAACATACTCTTTACTGAAGTACTGACCAACATACTCTGATGCAGTCTGTAATGTATCCAATCTCTCTTTCAGTATTTCTTGGTCTTTCAACTCTGTAAAGTGATTGTCCGTTGCAAAATCATACTGTATAAAATCCTTAACCTTATCGAATTCTTCTGCAGAAACAATCTCCTTAAGGATTAATTGTGTTCTCAGAATGTCTGTAAAGACCCTTGCAAACTTCTTCTGAAGTCTGTTAGTAAACTTATTAAACTTAAGTTCATCTCTATTAATCTCTGAAGACCTACCCATGTTGAAACCATTATCTGATTCCATCCTAGAGGCTGGTACATTAAGAGACTGATATAGTTTCTTCTTAAAGTATTCTATATCGTCTATCTCTGAAAGATTTTGTCCGCCGGGCAGAGTTTCAATCTCTGTTCCTCTTCCACCCTCTCTTCTTGGTAACCAAAAATCTTCCAACATTGACATATGTTTTCTATCATCTTTAATCTCACCTGTATCTGCATTGTAAATAAGTTTGTTTTTATACTTATTCATTACATCTGCAAGGTACTGTTCAGCTTTCGCTTTTGGTAGATTACCTACGTCAATATAAAATATTCTTCTTTCAGGAGCTCTTGATATTCTGTAAATAACAAGTGCATCTTCCATCATTGACAACTGGTTAGAAGTCTTTAATGCTTTATGCAAGTATCCTATAACTACATTCTTAGTGTAGTCTAATAGTCCTGAAGTTGTATAAGTAACAGCTTCGGGTGCTATTCTGACAGTGTTACCTTCTGCGGCACCACCATCTTGAAATCCTTTATCATTAAATAGGAAGAACTCTTCTACCTTAGTAATGATATCTACATTAGTTTTTGGGTCTTTTTTCTTGTCAACATTTCTTATTTTCTTAATTCTAAGAGGGTCAACATTTCTTAAATCCACAATACCTAATTTTGGTCGTTTTCCGTCCACGACTTTATGGAAGTAGATTCTTCCATCAACGTACCATTTTCTGAATAATTCATGAGAGTTCTGATTGAACTTCATCATAGATAAGATGTGGTAAAACTCGTCACCCATCTTCTGTTTGATTCCACTAGAGAGTTTTACATCTCTAAGGTCAAGTGACACTATCTTATCTGAACTATCCGCTGTGATACATTCATTAACTATATCTTCGATAGCAGAGTCACACTCGGGTATAAGTGATATCTCACGATATCTTGATATGAGGGTGGACTCATTCTTGATTCCACCTTCCATATCTACATAGGAACCATAAGCTCCACCCGAGATAAATCCACCCTGTTGTGTTTGAATGACGGGGGTACCGTCATCCTCAACTGGTGGTACAAAAGATTTGTTAGCAATTAACGCATCTGTTTGTCTTAGTTCATCCTTTTTACGGGATATTTCAAATCCGAATATTTCCATAACTATATTTATAACACCTTGCTGGTGGTATTTTTCACTTTAGAGTCTTAAATCACTCTTTCCCAGTGAGAGAATTCAAACGTAACATCGAACTTTTCTAGTTCGTTTTCAGTACCATAGTCCAATGCAATTGAACCAATTTCTGAAGGAAACATGTTGAAGAATTCGTATCTCGCTAGGACTGAGTCATCTTTGTGTAATTGTTCTACAAACGCACGAGACAATAGGTAATCAGTAGTTGTTGAACCGATTCCACTGTCTAGTTGTTGAATCTCTTCTTGCCACGCTTCTAAGGCGTTTCTAGCAGAGAATTCTACGTCATTGAGAATAGATACTGTCCAAGGTGCAAAACTTCTATCTCCTGCAAGTTTGAGGTTATGACCTCTAAAAGGTTGTGTAATCACACCTAGTGTTCCAGCAGGAATTTGAGCTGCATTACACAGAAATTCTATTTTCTCACCAGCACGAGGTAAGTATACTCTAAATCGGTTGGCACGAGGGCCGCCTCCGACTAATTGTGCTTTAAATTGGTCTATTGTTGCCATTTATTACTCCTGTTAAATTGCACCGTAAATTTCTTCAAACTGAACACCGCTTCTAGCAGCAACAAAGTTTAAAGTAATATAATTAATTGAACGAGCAGGTTTAACGAATATTGAACATACAAATTCGTTTCTGTCAATAACTGTATCAGTATTGTTTGTTTCATCACATACCACTGAGTAATCAATAACACCGTTTCTATTCTTTACATCTCTCAAGAATGGTTCTACTGAACTTCTGAATTGAGCACGAGTAAAAGCATCGTTGAATTCAAATAACTGAGCTTTAGCTGCAGTTGCGATTGCTTTTTCTAAGACGATGAATAATCTTCTTACATTGATTCTATCGAATGCAGAAGGTGATGTTAATGCAGTTTTATCTCCAAATAACACTGTTCCTTGACCTGCAAATGTAACCACTGGGTTAACTCTTGCACGATATAGGTCATCTCTAGATGATTGTGACGGATTGAATGCAAGTTTAGTTACTCCTAGATACTGTCCTCTAGAGAATCCTGCAGGTGAATACCATGCATCTCTAAGAACATCTGACCTAGCAGATAAACCAGCAGTGTGACCGTTAGCAGGCACCCAACAATATTTGTCGTTGTGTCTGTCATAAATGTATACCCAACCCGAATCAATTACTGCATACGAAGATGAAGTAGCTGTATCTGCAGTTGTTTTAACATTAGATGATTGTGTTGACTCTGAAGTAACACCAACAACATCTGCACGTCTAGGTGAAATGTATGCAATACAGTCTTTTCTACTTTCTGTAAGTAGAATCGCTTGATTGGTTAAAGTTGTCCAGTCTGTAAGAAGGTCTTGAATCACTCCACTACCGTTATCAGTTCTTGAAGAACCTACGATTAGGAATGAAATGTCTACTGTTTCTGAATCTGCAAAGAATGTTGTCCATGCAGCTGTCTTTTGAGCTGCAGTTGTGTGGTTACCATTGTTTCCACCACTTAGTGAACTATTCTCAGGTAGAGAAGGTCTTCCAAATGCAGTACCGATTGAAACAGCAAGTGTTCTGTGTTCTGATGCAGTTGTCAACATTGTAGTTGCATGACCCGACCAGTATACATACTCAGATTTGGATTCAATTACATTTCTGTAATAGTTACTTGTACCATCAGCACCTTTTCCATCTGAAGCAAGTGATACGAAACCATATGTTTCTAACACTGTGTTTGCAACACCACTGAAAAGTCCGTCTTCATCTACCACAACAACATGAATTTCATCATTTGTTGTTCCAGCTGCAGTTGCAACTGCTGATGTTTCAGGTTTTTTGTCAAAGTAGGAATGGAATTCCCAATATCTGTTAATGTTAACTGCACTTCCTGAACCATCTACTGCAGTCGTAAGACCAGTACCAGCAGGTTGTCCTAGTGCTTCAATTGTAAGTGTAGTTCCCGCAGCTGCAGTAACTCTATATTGTGTGTTGTGTCCGTCAAATGTGATAATATCTCTAACTAAAAATAGTGTACCTGCATTCGTAACACCCGTAATGGATGTTGAACCAGCTGATAAATCTCCAGTTGTATTACCCTGATTATCTTTGTAGTAGGCATCTGCAGAACCACATACTGATACTTTAAGTGAATTACCTAATGCACCTGCATATTTTGATGTCCACTTACCAACTGTTCCGTTTTGTGAACCGTCTCTGTAAGTAGATACATATTCTGAACCATTTTTGATGATTGATGATGCGTGTGCGGCAGCGTTTGCAGAACTAAGTGATGTAGACGAAGGTCTTACCACTCTTAGTGAAGAACCATATCTTAAAAATCCTTCTGCAGTGTACCAGTCTTCGGCACCTATATCTGTGTTTGAAGGTTTACCGAATGTCTGTTCTAATTTTGATGAACCGCTAACTGTTACTACTTCATCAACAGGGCCCCATTGAAATGAACCTGCAAAAGCACCTGTTGTACTTGATACTGCAGGAACAACATTTGTTAGGTCTATCTCTTTGACCTGAACGCCTGGTGAAACTTGAAATGTCATACTTTTTCTCCTGTTTATGAAAAGAGTTGTTTACTAGTTTATTTATAACTTTTTTTACCCTAAGAAATTTCTTCTTGGGTTATAAACCACCTATCTCCTCCTTCTACGAAGGATTCTTGTCCATTGGTTGTACTACCAGTGTCGAACACCCCAGCTGGTAACATATCGTCTTCTATCATTTTTTGTTGTTCGGCATATAATAGGTCTTTTACTGCATGATTAGTCATGTAAGTAAAGTGTTGAGTGGTTACAAACCAAGAAAACAATACTATATTCATAACCATATCATCATGGTAACCTTTATCTGCCTCGAAAGACATACCTTTATTTATGAAAGTCATGAGTTCAGTGATTGCATATCTATCAACTAGTTCCAATCTATTTTCCTCAAGCAGTTCTTTCATTGTTGAACAACCGATTCTTTTAATCTTTCTGTTCATTGTCACACCGATATCTTCGGCTTTCATCAATCCCTGAACAAATACATTCTCGTATTCTATATCATAATGTAATTGTGTTGCAACCATACTACCTTCTGCATTATTCTCAATAATAACCAAGGCATCGTTGTATGCTTTTGCATACTTATTTATAATATCAGGAAAGAGCATCGGAGATATCATATTGTCTCTATATGTTGCAGCCTGTTTAAATGGTTGAACACTTATATCAAATATCGTAAAGGTGGAGTAGTCGATACCCCTTCCCTTTGCAACATCTACTGTACATATGTAGGTGTGGTCAAGCATGGGTTTTTGGTACATACTGAAGTTATCTTTATACCATGTTGGGTCTATTGACCTCATACCTAGAAGTGTTGCACTATTAATAAGTGTATTACCTGTTCCTAGGAAACTATTACCATACTCTTGTTGGAACTGGATTTCTGAGGTGTTTGCAATGGTCTGTTTCTTCCACTCTTCATCTCTGCCAGGCACATCATACCAGTTAATAGTGAAGTTTTTGTACTCACTCTCACCCCTAACTGCACTTTCGTAAATTTTGTGGTACATGTTACCAACACCGTTTGCAGTAGATGTGATAATAACCTTTGAATTTTTACCCGATGTTACCACTGGATATGTTGCAGTATAGAATTCCTCTGCATTTTCTACGAACGCAAACTCATCAAGATACAAGAGGTTTATAGACAATCCACGAATAGAACTCGAAGATGTTGCAGCTGCAACTACTTTACTATCGTTTGCAAACTCTATTGAACCTTTGTTTAGAATCTTAACGCCAGGCTGTAAATAGAATGGAACGGACTCTAACATGGTTACCATACGAGCAATCATCTCTCTTGCAATTGCACCTTTGTTTGCAAGAACCGCTACAGTAACTTCGGGTGTAAAGAGGAGATACCATAGTAGGTATGCACATGATGTGATTGATTTACCACTCTGTCTTGACGCAAGAACAACACTAAATCTTTCGTCATTATAGTGGTTTATTAACTTGTCTTGGTATCCCCGAAGTATAAAGGGTACAAGTCCTTCATCTAGGGATATAATTTTTGTATAGTTTTCTATGAAATAACAAGGGTCACTTGAACATTTGACATACTCACCTAATTGTTTTTTGGTGTATTTTACTTCTACACCAGCTTTCTTAATTAGAGTATTACCTAGATAACCTTCATTTTTCGAATCAGTCATTACTCTTTATTCTTTTTAAGAAACTTCTGTAGTTCGGATGTGCTACCAACATATAAATGATTATGTTGTTGTCCTATCTTTTGTTCGTCTTCTTTCTCTAATTCTTTGATTTTTTTCTGCAAGTCTAGTAGTTTCTCTGCAGTATCACCAACGGTCTTGATGAGCTGTCCTGCAACCTCATACGCCCTCGGGTGTTCGGTTTCCTTACATAGGTCTAGGATTCCATCGATTGCATCTTGTCCCCTCTCTACGAGTCCGTAGAGGGTCTCACGACCATACTTATAGTCGTTGTCCATACTCTCTGAACGACTGGGTAATTTAACTATTTTGGTCTCTCTTTTAATCTCTTTAGTAATTTCTGTAGAGATATCTAAAACACCATCTAGTTTAGAATCTATATCTTTTGTCATATTTAACTCGCATCGGTAACCTTATCATCTGTGAAATCTCGGGAAGTACCGTCATCATAAAAATCTACTGATTCAGCAACTACGAATGTATCTTCAGGGTCTACTGAACCCACAAATTTAAGACTCGTATTTGCACTTATTGTAATTGCACTTGATAACACTACACTTAGTTTATCAGATGCAATACTCGAAACTGTTGGATTAGTTGTTAGGTTTGTCCCAAACACCTCATCATTCACACTTATAGAACTATTTATTGCAGTTGCAAAGGACACTGTTGTGGATGCGGAAACTGCATTTGATGTTTCTGCAAACGCAGGTTCATAGTGTTTAACCTCTTTAATGAGTCCCGATTCATCGATTTGAGATGAAGTGAACTGTCCGTTTTCATTAGTTAGATATGTTCTTTCTATAACATTCTTAATAATCTTACCAGTATAAACAGGGCCGAAGAAGTATAACTTCATAGTAAAATCTAGTGTATACTCTATTACACGTCTTTCTTCAAAAGTACCCTCGTACTCATCATTCATGGTAACTGAATTCAATGAGATGGGAACATCTCTAACCTCCGTCATTGAATCTACCATTTTCATTGATACAGTGTATTCGGGTTGAAAATACGGAAGAATTTGTTCTAATATTTGTAATGCATCATTAGCATTCTTTGCAAGTATTGACAAAGTAAAATTTATGTTGTATGGTGCAGGTGCATATTGAAATGACCTTTTGGTATTATCGGTGTCAAGTGTGGTCTTAGATGCACGAATAAGTTTGTTTTGCTGTCTAGTTGCATCATATTCAAATCCTGAGATTTCAAATGCTATTCTAGGAAGACTGATTGAACTTCTCATTCCATCGGATAGATTAGGTTCATCATTAAGTCTCGACAACCATTTTTGTTTAGGGCCGTATGATATCGGTACAATTTGAGAAGTTAATACAGTATTATCTGATTTTACCTTCTTTACCGTAATATTATTAAAGAGTGTACCAAAAATGGATACACTTCTTTTAATAGTTTCGTTATAAAAATGTGTTCCAAACATTAAGGTTCTCCAAACGGATTGGTTTCACTGAAGTCAAGATATGTGGAGTCGGTTGCTTCAAATTCTAAATTCTGTGCAAGTGCATCGTTCGACATTGTTAATACATCTGTTATTGAATTCACAGTGTACTGTGCAGTAGTTACTGCACCAACCAACACGTCACCAACTACAAGTGTAGTGGTAACATCTTTAACTTTAAGTGTTCTAGTATTTCCACCAACCCAAGATAAGACTTCACCGACCACAACACTACTCTTAGTAAGGTTTTCCCCAACATTGTAGTCACCACTACCACCAGCTACCATGGTCATCTCTATGTTATATGCATCCTCATCTTCAATTTTATCTATACCTGCAACATCAGTATCAAAGTCTTCACCACTATATTCAAACAGTTCACACTGCATTTTAAATGTAAATAATTTTCCAACTTGATAGAATGGATTTTCGTGTTCTACAAACTTAATTTCGAACAGTGAACCACTCATAGGGAAGTGAATTAAATCTCCTTCGTTTGGTCTGAGTGATGTTGCAAGGTTTGAATCTAATGATATAAATCTTTCCCAACTTCTTAATGATATAACAAATGTTGCAGTATCACGAATTGACAGTCCAAATTTAGACATGAGGTCACCCTCACCTTCAAAACCATCAGTATTTTCAATATACATCTCAACTGCATATGCATCACCAAAGGCAGACTGCACATCTTCATTGAGTATAGTATCTTCTTCCACTACCTCTCTAGGTAGATAGAAACACTCATGTCCATACATTCTCAACGACTCAACAACTATATCCTCATAAAGATGTTGTTCAGTTGATACTGCATGGTTAAAAAATACATTTGTAGGCATATTTTTATCCCATCATGTCCATGACTGGCATTTCATAGTTCAGTCTAGACTCTTCTTCTAATTTTGTAATCTCTTCTTTGGCTTCTGTTTTCATGTTTTCTGCATCTAGTGTAACTCCGCCTGGCAAAGTCATACCTGAGAACTTAGAAAGGTTTTCACCCCATTGATACTTAACTAGTGAAGTTGCATATCTCTTTAACCACATATCATTATAGATATCAGTCATGTCTGTTGGGTCTAACTTTCTATAACACTCAATAAGAATGTACTCACCCACATTCACACCGTTCCAGTCCATATCCATGTATAGTCTGTTACTATGTGTATTGTATCTTATAGGTGTTCTACCCACTAACATGTCGTCCATAAGTGAGAGATGTTGTTGAACTTGAGAATAATACATAACACTTGTAGATGTTAAATCCCACAAGTCATTCAATCTAAGTTGATATCTCATATCAAACATATTATTGGACACACCATTACTAAACGGGAATATATTAATTACACTTAACACATGTTCGGGTAGTGTAACATAGTTTTGTTGTTCACCATAAGTTTGGTTTGCAATTGCTTGAGTTCCAGTCGTTGCAGCTGTCACACTTGAATTTGTCTTGAAGGAATCGAGTTCTGCTTGAGTGATTTGGTGTTTTAGATAACACTTAATAGAACCATCGTAATGATACTCACGGAAATATTGGAGTGCTTCATCAACTCTGTCATCTAATTGGTCGTCATCTATATTGATTTCCAATACAGGAGCTCCAAGTTTTCTCTTGATATACTCTTTTAGTGATGCTTTTGAATTTGGTTCTGCCATGTGTTTAATCCAGTAGTAATAGTTATCTTACTACTATTTATACACTTTGATACCCTATTCTTGGAAGTATGTTTTAGATTGAAGTCTATCCAACTTTTCGTCCATTCTGTTCATAGTGTCAAACAACCTTTGGAAGTCTTTTTCTATTTGGTCACGCGTTAAATAGTCTCTAGCTATCTCCTCTCTTGTTTTATTGAGAAGGATATCTATTCGTTTTTGTTCAGACATCACGTTTCTTACAATTAATCCAACTGGTGCTATGACTAGTGTAAGGAAGAGATTCCAAATCATGTTTGGGTCGATTACTAATTCCATACGGATATTTAGGAAATCTATGACAGTATGGGGTCACCTTTCTCATCTAATTTGAATGTAAATTCATTTTCATCCCAAGGCATTGGTTTATTGTTATAGTCAAGCAAGTCCACATTGAAGGATATACTATATCGATTAGATGTTGAGAAGTTTGGTTCTACCATATGCATCGCACCACTAGGAAATAGTATACAGTTTCCTGTAGATGGTGCAACCCTGTGACTGGGATTACTACGTCTTCCATGAGGCATATTTCCTACTACCTTTGGCATTGGGTCTATAAACTGAATATCACCCTCATCCCCTCCTGCACTTATGTATAGAACACCACTAAACCAACATCCATTATGAAGATGTGGCATATTCCATGCACCCTTATCGTTGATGTTTGCCCATGAGTTACCCATACGAATTTTTGAAGAAACACCAAAATATGTACACACTTCTTCATGGAAAAATGTTGAAATTCTATTCATACATTTCTGAAAAAGGGGGTTTCTATCAATCCCATCATTTGACTGCCAACCAGTATAGGCATTTGAGATTCTTCTACCTTCGGGGTCTTTCCTTCTCATTGCATCTATTTCATTCTTCAACTGGGTTGCATAACTCTCATCGTAACCTTGATTTGGATTCAAGTTGGAGTCAAGGAAGTTTCTCTCAAAAATAGGAGTAGGAAATAGTAATTTTACACTCATTTAAAATCAAACTCCATCTGAACTTCATCATTTTTAGACCGAGGGTTATCATGACCAAACGGACATCCACCCTTTGCATCTTTAAATAATTTTGGTTTTGGACTCCATGAGGTTTGCTTGTATTCTCCTAGTCCCGATTCAATCTTTTCACGATTTGAGGAAAGTCCTTCAGGATGTACTAAACTGGACTGTTCTTCATAATGTTCCCATGATGTTTTTAGGTTGTATTCAGCCGTCCACTCATCTCTCTTAAATGGTATAACCTGCACTAATGGTGTCCCCTTCTTGATAACAAAATCATTACCATGTTTTGGATACATGATGATATTACTGTTTTCAGTAAGATGGTTGAAATGTTTGTCTGCATCTATAACACCATTCCATGCTTTAAAATCTTTATTCTGCCACAAGAATGGGTCTAGGTACATCATACTGTAACCTGTTGGTAGTTTTATAGACCATGAAGCTCTTACTTTAAATGCATCATAAATTTCGTCATTATTAGTATGATAATTAAACTGATAATCTTTCCCAGTTCCAAACTGTTCTTTAGGGTGAGATGGTATTGCAACCCCTTGTTCATTCTTGGCGACATCGAATATGGCTTTACATGTCCCCAAATCTTTATCGTGTACTACTTTTATGTCATAATTTGATACTAACAACCAACCTATATTTAAGAAATCGTGCATTGCAGGACAAATCTTTAACGTCCCCTCAACAATGCTACCATTATTGATATCATTCGCCGGCAATGCCGCCCACCAATCAGGTTTATATTTTTTTGCAAGGATAGGTCTACACGAGACAAATCCATCTGAATTAGTTGTATTAAACTCTATCGTTGGCATAACTTCACTTCATCTCCTCGAATTACTATAGACCTTCTATCCATATATCTTGCATTAGAATTTGGTGCATCTGCACCGTGCGGTATTCTTCCATCAAACATAATTAGTCTATTAGGCTTAAATGACACCTCCGCAATTTGAACTCCATTTTCTCTATTATCAAAACCTTGTATTGTTTCTATACCATCTTTAGGATTTTCATATAATCTCAGAACCCCACCCCAATGGTCTTCCCAATGTGTATTTGGGTAGTATAAAAAGGATAAATTTTGGTCTTCATCATCAGGACAATCATTATGAATAGTTCCATAAAGTCCTTGTGTTTGAGAGTTTAATCCCATGTAATCCAATTTTTTCCAATTAAATCCAAAACCCTCTCTTAATCTCTCCTCTAGATATTTACTCCATACAATTAAGTCGTGGCTATTTTCATTGTCCCAGTCATTATCCCTATTCATGGTAGAACCCCAAAACTGGTGCATTGGTAGACCAGTAGGGTCGTCTCCCCTAACTTCGTTAGTTTTTCTCCAATTGGCGGTCGTTACAACCCCATCTATCTTTCTGTGGATTATAGGAGCCAACCAGTTATCCAAAACATATATTTTATCTAAAGGTAGTGTCTCAATCTCGAAGGGGGAATCTATAAAACAGACTTCCATGAAACCTATCCTTGTGAGTCTTTCAAGAAAGGAGTTGGGTAATATGGTGTATATTCTTCAAATGTTTTTAACATTTCTTCAGATGTAACTTCAATTTCTTTAATTAGTGTATCAGTGACCGCTGCGAAGGCATCCCCACATTCCATGACCAATCTTGCATCAGTTCTTTTGGGATGATTTGAACCATGTCTTCCTACCCAACTACATTCATTTATATCACGAAATCCATAGTCACTAGCAATCTCATTAAGTCTGTTATCTTGAAAATCATACAGTCTATCAATCAGTTGGTCATTAAGATTAACTCCTAGTGGTGGTTCGGACGCATCAATGTAAACTTCAACGGCCGACATTTGTTCATCAGTTAATGCAATTTGTTCATGTTCTTCAAAAAGTTTACTATCATCAAATTTTTCAATTCTCCAATGTTCGTCTCCGTCATATACGAGAATGTCAAAGTCAAATCCTAAACTAGGTTTATCAACATTGTTGAATTCATACCTCAATCCATTTGGTTTTGTAATTTTTAAATCGTTGTTTTCTGTAAATACTAGTGCGTTCATAAGTTTATTTCCCCGTCTCTTTCAAGACAATTCTTTTCAATGGTGTATTGTTTTAAGTTTGATATATCAGAACAATCTTGTCCTTTCACCCAAGGGCCTCCCCTTGTATAATGAAACCCAAAGGCATCGGGTTTAATATCATCATACCCCTCATTGTGTATATATTTAGTGGGTATTTCAGATACCATATCTGTCCACTCAAACTGGTGTAGATACTTCCCACTTGCGGTATTGATAACTTCAGGTGTCAACTTCTTACAATCTTCATGACTGTTATTGAACACCATCATACTCGACCACAATTTCTTAGGATAAGCAACATTCTTTTCACCATCGAACTTAGTTTCAGGTGTGTGTAGATTGTCATAATCGTACTTGCACACTGCAACAGCATCATCGGGGTGTAGGAACATAAACAGTGGTAGAGGACTTTTACTGAAAATCATATCATCATCAATAAACAATGAAATTCCCTTATAGTCTTCCAAGTATGGTATTAAGAATCTACTGTATGTAAACTCAGTACTTTGACCTGCATATTCTCTAGTATACTCGGGAATTTTTGATTTGTCAAGGAATTTAATTTCAGGTTTGAAACACTCCAAATCACTCATCTTATGTTGTTTATTACCATTTAGATATCTTAATATACTATTTCTAGAAAGTTGTGGAAGTTGTTGATGTCTGCTATCATATCCAATATAAATGTTAAAGGGTTTTCCTTCAGTTAATTCAAACACACTCTTACCAAATTCTGTCACCCTTTTTCTCCAACTATCTAATCTAGGTGTCAACTGGGTAGGCCATACTTGCACATATCCATTATGATAATCTAAACTAAGTTCAGTGGCTTGAAGTGAGGAATCTGCAAAAATCTCCAAATGTTCTTTTACACTTAGTTCGGGACTTTCGATATAATCATAGGGGTCTGCTAACAAAATTGGTAGTGAATCATCGTCCAAAATTTTATACATTGATTGTCTAATAGAGCCTGGATGTATATGAAGTCTATATCTTTGTGTATCAGACCTTCCATCAGAGTATGCATAGATACATCCTTGTACTGGATTTACTAGACCATTTTCTTTAATATCATGAATCATCCAATGTGCTTTCGTGGAGTGGTAAAAGGTACTACCTACTGAATTCAACTCATCATCAGTGAGTCCTGTATCACCCGCTTGATTATGAATACCACCTGTGTAACCACGGTAATTCATGTTGAGGTAGGTCTCAACCTCATATTCTAGACCCATTTCAAGGTCGATTAAGTCGTGTTTTTTTAATTCACCCCAAGTTAACATTTTAGTTGGTGGTACAAGATTTTGTTTACGAATTTCTTCATAAACTTTGACCTTTCTATTGTCTTCGGGAATTTTGGAATCTGCATATAGATGTATCGTACCCAAGTCAATATTAACTTGTCCCAACTCTCTCAATGTACCGTCTACATCTCCATTAACACTCCAGTCTAATTCAGGAATATTGTATTTTTTTACTATTGTGGGGGCATCTATAGGGGTTATTCTGCTTTTTAATCTCATAATATAATCTGTTATCCGTTATCTGTTGACCCTATATTTAGTCAACAGATAACAGAGGGGTTTTAACTAGAAATAGGTGACGCAGGCCAATTCTGTTGTAATACACCATCCCATCTTTGTACAGGAGTCCTTGCAATATAGATAGCAGGTTGTTGTGCAATATAGATAGCAGGTTGTTGTGCAATATAGATTGCAGGTTGTCTCGCATTCGCTTGATAGATTGCAGGTTGTCTAGCAATATAGATTGCAGGTTGTCTAGAAGGTGCTTGATAGATTGCAGGTTGTCTAGCAATATAGATTGCTGGTTGTCTTGCAGGTGCTTG